TCGGAAAAGGCCTCACTGACAGTCTAGATTCGTACTACATCCCGATTCCGTTTTCAGTTGATTTGCCTCTGTGTGCCCTAAAAAAACCACCCGTGTTTCGCGTCAAATTTAAATCGGCAAGTGAATTTACAATTCTGAACTGGACGCTTCCAGTTCAGGTGAATCTGTTTGTCGATTACGTCTATGTTACCAAAGCCGAAAGAGACTACATGACAAAAACACCAATGAACTATCTCGCTAAGACGTGGCAGCGCATGATATTCACCGTGTCTGCAGGTGAAACAGAGGTTTCCGTTTTGACGGATTTTGTTCACAGTGTCAAGGAACTTTTTTGGATTATTCAGAACGACGGAACATCTGCATACAATTATTTGAATGACGGCGGGGACCAACTGGTCAATATGAGACTAACACTCAATGGTTCAGATGTCATCAAACGAGAATTTGGAACTCCGTTGTATCTTCGAATTGTTCAGCCACTCGAATACCATACACGTACACCGGACCGTTCATTTTACATGTACTCTTTTGCGATCGACCCAGAACACGAAGATGCGACGGGTGAAATCAACATGAGCCTCGTGAGTCGACAGCTTCATACGCTAACACTGACACCGTGTCCGTACTCGCGGTCTCTGCGAATTTATGCTCTCGGATACAACGTCATTTCAGTCAAGGATGGAGAACTGAGAGCATTGAATGTTGACGTCCGCGAAGGCGGTCAAGATACTGTCATTACAGCTGAAAAGAATCAGAACAATTCATACCCAGGGTTGTATCCGTTTGACACGTTTACGTTCACGTCTCTCGGAAACACCGGTCGTTTCGGGCCAACCTCGAATACGTATCCTTCAGTTCCATGGACTGATGCTTCTCAATGGTACATCTACAAAGGTGCACAGTATTGGACTGCGCCTGCGAATGGTGTGTACCAGGTGACGGCTGCTGGAGCAATGGGTGAGGCGAGCGGACGCATTATACAAGGGAATGTGGCGTTCTACGAGGGGCAGGTTCTCAAACTTATCGTCGGGCAAATTCCAGTTCCTCCGTTGACTGTAGACCATGTGACAAACGGAGGCGGTGGATGCTCATCTGTCAGCACGGATGAGAACATGCCTATTATAATTGGCGCCGGTGGTGACGGTGGAACTTTCTGTCCTCGGGGTCCTGTTCCAAACGCAAACATCTCAGGAGCTATGGGTGGAGCTCAGGTGACCACGCCGATACCTCATCAACTCTCGACTGGTCTTTACGTCAGCATTACAGGTGGAACAATATTCGACGGTTCGTACCAGATTAATGTTGTAAGTAATATTGCGTTTCAATTTGCAACTTCAGTCTCAGGGTCTATTAATTATCCGAACGCAGGAACGACAGTACCGGCTACGCCACGGGATGGTGTGTTTCAGCCGTACGGTGATGGTCAAGGCGGAGGTACCGGGTTTGGTGTTGCCGGCGCTGGGTACTTTGCGAATGGACAATATCCAGACCCAACATTCCCATTTTTATTGCCGAAAGCGATCGCAGCAGAAGGTTACGGGAACCAATATGTGTACGGTGGAAATTATAACCCTCAACCCGGAATTCCACCCCCGCCTTCAGCACCTGTCGCTGAAGGCGGGTTCGGCGGTGGTCAATGTCCCGTGAATCTCGTGTCTAACATCATAAGCATCAGTAACCAGGGTCCATATCCTCTCATACCCGGTTCTAATATTTATGCAATCACGACCGACGTGATCAACGGACTTCAGAAAGGGGTCGCTGTATTAATTTCCAATGTTCAGTCAACTTTGGGTAATTTTAATGGTCCGAACATAGTTGCACAACTCGCTGGTATTCAGACAGTTCTCGTTGTTTCAAGCGCAGTTGAACCCGAAACAAATCCATTTGCTGGAACAATTTACGGCGCAGCTTTCGGTGTAGCTGGTGCTGGTGGCTACACAGGAAGCCCTGGAAACGGTTTACAGGGTGCGACGTGCTACGCGTCAGATCAAGTGACGAATGTCCAAGATCTCGGACTCAATGCTGGGTCAGGGTACATTACGATAAGTCTTGTACAATAAAAGCACCTCCATTCTTAATTTCGAGGTCGACATACCCATAGTAGTACAGGTACAGCGTGTAGTCCTGTGTAATCTGCGGTGCGACTGAGGGGTCAAACACTATATCGAGATGAGACGTGTTTGAATTCAACTTTGAAAAATCTACACTCCCCTCTTGTGTATACTCGCGTGGAAAATCCGAAAAGCAGTACATGTAAATATTCTTCGTCGGGACCGACATACCGTGATCCATAGGTTGCTTGTAACTGTAGTATAACGCACCTGGAAAGTCTGAAAGAATGTTTTGATTATTCAAGTAGATTGTTCCGCTCTTGATTGCATCGAGGAAATTGATATTCACACCATTAAAAAACTGTACAGGTACAGCAGCCTCCAAGAAATCCGTGCTGTACCCGTATTGATACCTCGACGTGTAAAAGTCAGGGTCTTTTGACTCGTACAACTTGTTTCTGACAAACCACGTAAGCATACTTACTGGATACTTGGACGTGAAGTTGACTGTAGCTTTTCCGTTGTTGTATGGCTGCCCAGCTTCTGCCCAGACACGACTGATACTGTACTTGAGTGGTTTTGATTGATAGTACATTCGTTCTTCTGGTGTCAATGTGATTTCCTCAACGAGGATCCTCGGGTTGATGAGGTCAATACGATTACCATTGACATCCGTTGGAGCATTTGTGATCCAGGACACATCATTGAACGTGAATCGAACAGTGACGATCTGGTGCAAAATGGCACACAACGGAAAAAATGGTTTTTCGAGGCGTTCTCTCCCTTTTTTCGAATGACTCTGTCTCCTACAAAAGAAGAAGTCGAGAGGAATCAACATGTCTAACTGGCTCGTCGCCGGAACGACATTCGATTCAGTTTGTCCTTTACTTATAGCCTGATACATGGCGAGTTTTTCATCTGCGTCGAGGAAAATCTGATCGCGGATGATGTACCAATCATCGTTGATCGATTCGATGACCCGACCGTCGATTAAAAACTCCACCTTTTTAAAAATGGCCCGACCGGTCAATTCACAGTATGAATACCCAGCTGGTAACGCGGGAAGTGAAACTGAGAGATACATGTTCGAAAGTAGGTCCCCCGACTCTCGTGGGAACAGTTTCATTGAATATGTCGTTGACGAATCGAGAAATCCACTCGTTGTTTCAAGTGGATTTAAAAGTCGTTGCGTCTGGACGAACGGTGTGTGCTGTTTGATGCGTGGTATCCACATCGATTCGCCTCCGTACATGTATTTTTCCTGGGCGCCAACAGCTGCGATTGCAGTCAATGCGCCGGTGCCGAAACCACGTCCGCTCATTTCGATGTAGGCTTCGCGTGGAGCCGGAGTATCCGTCCATACGTTCGAGTTGAGGTCGCGCAAACCTGCAGCCTGACCCTTTATCATATCCGCGTCAAACAGTTTGGGGTCATACATCGAATAGTATTTGCTTTCAATCTTCGACCTTGGACGAATAAAAGTCAACGGTACTATTGTTCCGGGAACAGGCAACACTTGTTCTTGGTCAACCGTAACACTCAGTTCGTACACATAGTTGTATGGTTTTGTCACGCTTCCTACGAGTGTGTTCGAAACACCCTTCTTGTTCATGGTTTCGAGCACGGTGATATTTCCAGAAACGTCGACGAGCAACGTAGAAGGGTCGCTCAGACCCGTCACTTTCCAGTCTTTGTCTGGCTTAGGCCCCGTGAACTCTTCGACGATGTACACACTGAATGTATTTCCGGTGACGAGCGGTCCTCGAAATCCGCGAGCCGTCGAACGGTCTTGGTTTTTTTCAAAACCAAATGTCAGTTGAAGCAGAGAACTCGGTGCGACTGGAATGGTACCAGGTCCTTCTATATATGCCGTTGCGAGTGACACATAAGGAAACGAAATCGACGGTGGTCCCGGGTTAATAATGACGTCGCCGTAAACATTGGATGTGTACGTTTCGACGTAGACACGCCCCTCAATCCCAACAAGACCTGTAATCGACATTCCAGGACGAATCGGTGCATTTTGCAACAAATAGACTGCGAGAACGTTCGATGTGAGTGACGGTCCGTAAAATCCAGTCACTGTTAAACTTGAACTATCACCGGGTGGTGTGGGTGGGACAGGAGGCTTGGGTGGGACAGGAGGCGTGGGTGGGACAG